GGTGGTTCGATGCATGAGGTTCCAGCCAAAAACTTCAATGTTGCCAATTGTGGGATGATCTATGCGACCCTTGGCCGTCCAGTTCCCAAAGTAACTGCGTGTCTCAATAAATTGCAATCGGAACCAGGGATCTTTTTGTACCCAGGCATACAAGTCTTCATAGAACTCGGAGTAGTCAATATTTTGATGCTTGGCCAGATATCTGGCAATGTAGGTTGAAAGACCATTGATGTGAAAGGTCTGGATGAAACTGGACCATACTAGAGTATCCAACATGGTTTCTCGTGGTATGGTCTTGGTGCTCACTATCACTTCAATACTTTCATTGAGATCAACATCACCATAGCTGCCACTCATGTAGTCATACACCGGTACTGATTCCAACTTGTACAGTTTCTTCTGCAACAGATTCATCTCTGCATTTTCCAACAGCTGACATTGCAGGATGTTGATACCACCGTGATTGCCTGCTCGGAAGATCTTCCAGAAGGCTTCTTTCCAGGATTCCACAGTCTCGCCAGGCAAGCCCAGGATCAGTTCTGTGTACACAGGAATATTGTTCTTGTCGCATAACGCAAAGATCTCATCAATCTTGTGCTGATCAAGATTTCTGCGCTTGATATTTTCCAGCACGTCATTGTCCATGCTCTGTACACTGACTGTGAGACCTTGCCCAAAGTTGGGACTCTCATCAATCAGTTTCTTCACAATGTCTACCACTTCGTTCTTTTGATTCTTGGCCCAGGTCATGGAGAAACTTTCCAGTTTGCCCCAACGCTTTTGAACTTCAATCAGTTTGTCCACGATCATGTTGTCACGTTCTACAAACATGCCAAAGTTGGCATCAGTGATTGTGACAAATCCACAGTGTTCGCCGATCCAGTCCAGTTCGTCAAACACACGTTCAAGTTCAAACTTCTTGACCTTGTTGTAGGTAAGACTGCCCCAGTCGCAGAATGTGCATTGATATGGACAGCCGCGATTTGTTTCCAGTGTGGCATTCCAGATAACATCAGGATTGTCAGCCATCATGCGATCAAATATACCTGTTAGATATGGACTAGGAACTTCATCTAGATCATTGATACGTTTTGGATCTCCAGTGTCGATCAGTCCTGTGGGACTGTTGATCAACAGCCCAGGAATATGTGTGTAATCAGACCCGTGATCTTCTAGGATGTGTCGGAAAGTCATCTCGCCTTCCATCTTGATCACCAGATCCATGAAAGGTTCTTTTTCAAACAAGTCAGCATGTTCGATAGCAGGCTCGGGACCGCCAAACACAATCAAACACATGGGGTTAAGGGCCTTGACTTTCTGTGCCAACCGATAGTTGTATTGGTGATTCCACACGTAGGTTGAAAAAGCAACTACATCACTGGTGCTGAGTTTTGTTGCTAGAGCCTCAATTGGTTCTCTGCGCCAGACCAGGTGATCTAACTCCCAGGCTGCACTGACTTTTTTGCTGGCCAAAGCATAACTCAAGATTACACCAGCTGAATAAGGCAAGTAGTAAGCATTGAACTCTTTGGGACCTTGCTGGAAGTTGGGTTGAACAAAGCTAATTTTCTTTTTTGTCATGCGGTATTTACTCGTCGTGCTGTGGCATCAACTTGATTGTTGATTCAACAATATCCTGATATTCATTAGTCCTGGAACTCGTTATCCTCACGATGTCCTTGCCGACCAGCCATGTTGGAATCTGTTTCACGGACTTCTACCTTGCAGCACCAAACACGTTTGGCTTCTTCTGCACCGCAGTTGGGCAAGAAGATTGTGTTCACATACTCGTACAGGAAGTCAGCAATGCCTTCGCATCCGGTCTTTTCAACTTCTGTGATCTTGGCCAATTTGAGTCGGCCCAGTTCCAGCAGATGTTCACGCATAGGATCATCCTGCGCCACCAGCAAGGTGTGGTCAAACCATTCTTCGAGACTGGCCTTGAGTGGCTTTAGGCCGCCAAAGTCTGTGCACCAGTTTCTAGCATCAAGTGTATCACACTCAAACTGGAAATGAAATGACAAAGCATATCCATGTATCAACCGGCAATGTGAATCTGCCCGCCATTGTCTGTATGCTACTGGTCCGATTTGTTTATAAGTTTTAGTACTAAAGAATTTTTGTGCCATGATTTTCTCCTATGTTAGATTATAGCATAGGCGGCGGAGTTTGTATACCGGGTCGACACCTAAAGTCCGGTCCTGGGTCTGCTACTCATAGCTAAATCCAGGAGTGTTATTTTTGATTCGTGTTCTTAATGTTTCTCGAGACATACCTAATGCGTCGGCAGCATCCTTTTGGCATCCAAATTGCCCAATTGGCGTATTTACTTTTTTAGCTCTTGGACTATTTGATCCCTTAGGTTTGTTTGATTGTATTCTTTTAAGTAATTCAATGGTTTCCGGCTTATGTTTTTTGCCGTAGAACGAATTTAGTTCTTTAGTCTTCCCCCAGTTTGGATTCTTCTCTTTCTTCATCCCCGGGCTACCAGGAGCTTTACCATCTCTGCCGTTCTCTGGTCTTAAATTAGCCCAATCCGTTGATTCTACAATATTATTCTTCTGTGAAAAATCTAAAGCAAATTGTTCGCACAACTCAATTGTATCAAATTCCCACACATTTATGGTAGATATATCTTTTCCGTATACCTTAAGATGTCTTTGCCAATATTTGCCAGATCCTCGATAAATGTAAGGGTCTTTTGTTGCAGTCATACCAAAGTATTTTAGCCCAGTAATCTTGTGCTGTTTGACGTATAGATAAAATTTATTTCTCATACTTTATTTATACTAATTAGCGGGATGAATGCCAGAAAGGCCGCTGTATGAATATTTATGCTGGCTGAGTATAGCCATCAGCTTTGTAGTTGGCTTGCCCGGGAATGACTCCGCGCACGCCGCCCACAGGATCCTCACAGTCGTCTGTGCGCCTGGGAATCAAATGCACATGCGGATACATCACTGTCTGCCCGGCAACAGTGCCAGAGTTTATTCCAATGTTGAATCCTTGGCAATAACCTTTTTCTACCAGTTGCTGTCCATAACGCAGTGCTGATTCAAAACAGTCTCCGATCACAGCGGCAGTATTGTATTTGGGCACAAACAACAAATGGCCCTGTGTCACAGGATATCGATCACGAAACACAGCCACATGGAAATCTGTTACTGTAAGAACTTCTAGATCCCATGGAGCAATTTTGTCCTGCTGCGCTTGTTCTAGATCAGTCATGCCACCTCCACCACATGATATCGGCTGTGGGGATAGTTGGCCTGCAACCATTCAATCATGCCTGGCTCCCAGGGCAACTGTATATTTCCTGCATGGTTTATAATAAACATCATTTGCAATTATTCACAATGTTCATGAATTCTGCTCGCACACTAGGATCAACTTTGAAACATCCGCCTAGTTTGCTGGTGACTGTGCTAGAACCAACATCTTCCACACCGCGACTTTTGACACAGTAATGTTGAGCATTGATTACCACCGCTACATTATCTGTTTCCAGAATATATTGTAACGCATGATATATCTGCTCGGTCAGTCGCTCTTGGATTTGTGGTCGTTTACTAAAGTATTCAACAATGCGATTGATTTTGCTCAGTCCTAGAACTTTTTGATTAGGAATATATCCCACTGTGGCTAATCCATCAATTACAACAAAGTGATGCTCACAGTTACTTTGCACATTGACATTACGCTCAATGACCATTTCATCATATTTCATCTTGTTGTCAACTGTGGTACACTTGGGAAATGCTTCGTAGTCAAGCCCCCAGAATATTTCGTTGACGTACATCTTGGCCACACGCTTTGGTGTTTCAATTAGACTATCATCGTTCAAGTCTAACCCAAGAGTAACCATAATCTGATGCATATGGCGTTCAATGATATCAATCTTTTCTTTGCGGTCAAGACTGTTTGTGTTGGTAGGAGTCTCTACTCCCATCTTAACCAGATGTTCGTGTACTCTTTGACCCAATTCTGGATCGCATTTTGTTTTATTGTAACTCATGATAACCTTCCTTTGTGATGGTGTTGTTTTGACAGTTTACTACCGTTGTGTAGCAAATCTATTTATGTTATTGTACACTATTTAGGTCGTAGTGTCAAGATGTAATAGAGATTTCTCTGCAATCAGGATAAACTACCAGGGGCATTTCGGGTGGTGACTGCTCAAACCCTTGTAGTACAGCCAGAGCCTGTACAGCTTCTTCTATGGTGGGCCGGTAGTGGTAACCAACTTGAAATGTTCGTTG